CTAGCAGTATCGTTAATCTCATTTTATCTTGTATATTTTAAATGTTCCACTAGCGATATTGCCACCACTAAAAAGAAATCTACCCGCTGTAACCGCTGTTGTTGATTTCCAACACCCACCCCCTGCAAAATAATAATTTTTGCCACCGTTAAAGTCATTTGCGGTAAATGTCATAGGGTGGTATATGGATGTTCCCGATGGGTTAAGCATAGTTAGAACGCCTGAAACACCCTCCCCAGTTCCTGTTGTTACGCCATGCAAAACAAATGAACCTGCACTTGTGGAGTTAGACGTTATAATTGTAGTTCCCGTGTTTAAGTTGAACGATACGCTATAAGCATAGTCAGATGTTTGATAGGTTGGCGTTCCGCCAGTTCCGTATCGAAAGTTAAGTGTAGTTGATGTTGTTGTCGGTATAACATTTGTATAAAATATAACATAACTGCCACTATCAAGCCCCGTAAAATCTACCGTTGCGGAATTTGAAGCCGTAACTGTTGAAAGTAACACCCAAACATCACCCCTATCCGCATATCCTTGTGTTGCTAAATTTATCCCGCTTGTTGATGTATCGGCTTTAATTGTTTGCGCTGAACTTCCATCGTAAGAAGTTGCGCCTGTTATGCCGTATGAAAATGTAAGTGAATTCGGAACTGTTGTTCCTGTTGCGCCAGTATTTCCAGTTGCTCCAGTAGCACCTGTAGAACCAGTCGCCCCAGTTGCGCCAGTTGCGCCACCGCCTCCGCTTATTGTGTCCCAATAAGCCAACCCGTTCGCATCGCTTGTTAATATTTTACCTGCCCCCTGTGTTCCGTTTGCGTATTTAAAAGAGCCTGTAACATTTGCGATGTAAGTATTTACTTCTTTGTAGCGGTATGTTTCCGTTCCTAAATATGTAGTTGTATCAGAATCATTAAATATACTATCGCATTGCGTTATCAGTTTACTCGAGCCGCTACTTGGGTTGTGAATAATAATAGTTGCGGAAGATATATCCAGTTCACCTCCTCCATTGTCCGCAACAATATAAGTTGTGTCACTCCCTAAGTTAGCACTGAAATCTCCATTCATTGAGGTAGATTCAAATAGTTTATTCCCCAAAGAATCCATTATATAAACATGCTCCCCTTTATTGTCTGAAGATATTTCAATATTGGTGTTGCCGTTTCTTTTTAAGAACAAATCTTTATAGTCGGTAGTTCCTAAGAAATTTGCAGAGGTAGTCCCCGCGTTGCCGTTAATATTCCAAAAGTTGGAAGTATCAATAGAACCTCCACCGCCTACCGTTCTCCATTCTCCTAAACCTGTTGAATCATTTATACAAACCCAAACCTTGCCGCTATCAGCACCCAATGGAAAGTAAATTTGTTTATCTGCTCTGAACTTTACTTTGACTTGCATATTTACATTGTATGGAGTCCATTGTGAGTAAGCAAATGAAGTAACCAATAAAAATAATACTATTATAAAACGCATAAATCAGTTGTTGTGTTTAGTGTAAAGCTCAATAAGTAACCCGTATAAGTTCCCGCCATTTGCCGATAACTTGGCTCTTTACGAGCGTTACTTAATTCAATGCTTTCGGTTTCATTTAATAGGTTTAAAAATTCCGTAACCATTACGTCCGCTTGTGCAATTAAGCCTTGCATATCTAAAGGTGTAGAATCGGGCGCGTCCTCAAAATAAAAACCCATTGCGATATTCCACGATTCAAAATAATGATTAGCCAAATCTACATTTGCAGTAATCGGGTAAAGGTAAATCTGTTTATTGTTTTCTCCAAAGTTTAAAGAAGCGTCCCACCGTCTACCATGCTGAAATAATCCCGTAGGGTTTACAGTTTCAGATATTGACTTAATAAGATTTACCGCCCCTAAATAACTCATACAGCCTTAATACGTGTTTTAGCGCGTGGCTTAGTAGTTTCTAAATTATTGAACGAATAAACAATAGTGTCAAAAGTATAATTAGCATCTTTTAAGCCGTCTGTTAATCGCGCCAAATAAACGTTTGATTTATGCAAAGCGTCTGCCATTACATTAGCCAACTTCTTTTCGTCTATTTCGTTTGATGTATCTTCGTTATTTATCCTTAACCCGTATTGTGTAATGTTTATTCCATGAAGCAATAAAAATCTATTGTAAGCACATAAAACCAAATAAGGCTTTACGAAATCTTCAAAGAAAGTAACCAATTCGGGACGGGTAACTGGACTTTCAGCAATAGCCGTTTCAATATCAGTAATTAAGTTGTTGCCGCTAACAACCGCGATAGGCATAATAGGAACGGCATCGAAATTCTGCGCGTCCTTACAATGAAAATTCACATCAGCAGCGGGTATATTATTACTCCACTTTACATACTGCCCGAAATCGTCTTTATCTATTAACTGTGTCATGCTACGGGTGGAGTTACTGGTTCAACAATCTTTGCACCTAAACCAATTAAGGCGCGTATTTCGTCAGCGTTCAAACTTTCTAAAACTTTATTCGCTACCAAAGGAGAAAGTGAATTTATTGCCTTAACTATTTTATCCCCCTCACCACTTGCGTCCGTTTCTTTTGGCGGCAATCCTAGCAACTTATTTCTGATTTCGTCCTCTGTCATTTTATCGAACAAAGCAGGGTCAATATATTGAATCGGCATGTATTCCGAAATCTCCCACTCCATGTTTGGGTAAAGTTGCTTAAACGCATCTGTCATTAAGCGTTGGTATGGATTAGCGACCTTAGTCAATTCTAAAGAAGCATTTGCGATTGCCTGTGTATTTCCCAATACAGCCGCGTCCGAATAACCGCACAATACAGGATTAACACCAAACAACCTACACACACTTCTTTCTATTACATCGCGCTTACTATTTGACGCATCCAAAATAGGTTTGATGTCAACCGTTTGAATAGTGGTAATTTCATCTTTAGTAGGCGCGAATTGTAGTAATGCTTTAAAGCGAGATGCTAATCCGTTGCTGTCTTTATCTTTGCCCGTAAAGATTCTAAAGTCATCGCGATAATAGTCGGCTTCTGTTTTGCCAAATTCGTCTTTAGTTTTATCATCAATATCACCAACTACGTTTATAATTGAGGACGGCATGAACCCGTTAATGGATAACTCTAAATCCATTTTACACAACTCACTCGAAGTTCTTATGTCCTCTATTTGCGCGTAATAATCGGGAACTGCGTAATCGGGGTTTAATGGAGTTTTGCGGTAAACGTAAAGAATCTCGCCGTTTGCAAATCTTCCATCTGCCACTAAGTTAGTAGGCAATTCCGCACCTTGATATTTTGGGTAGAACTTATCTTTAGTCTTATCGTATTTCGGTTGCCCTAAAGTTTCATTGTAAACTAATCTATCCCCTTGCTTTCTTACACATTGAACGGGAATAGATTTAACCTCGAATACCTTTCCGCCCTTGCGTTTAATGTGGAATGCAACCGCATTTATTACTGATAAATATTGCGCCTGTTCTTGTAGTAACTGGTCGGCTGTCTGATATTCATTTACTTTGAATGTGGCAGACGCTTCATTTACAAAACCATCACTAGCAATATACTCCGCTAACTTAGACGCGGCACGTGTAGCAACTCCGCTATCCGCTACGTAAGAAAGTAATTGATTAGGCAATAAATTATCCTTACCATATTTCAATAAGTGTGTTGCCTTATCTTCATAGACAGGCAAAAAAGCATTAACGATACTTCCCGCAACACCCTTTATTCTTGCTATTACTTTTTGCTTTCTTGACATTATCGTAAATCTTTATACGCCACTTCTTTTTCTTGTAAGAACGAATATCCGTCCTTATGCTTAATCAAATTCCTTTTACTTCTATAAACGTTTTCAAATACACTACTCAAAGCCCAATCAGCTAACTTATTTTCTTTGGCTAAAGCGTTTAAAGCCTTATCAATAAAACGCCTGTGAACTAAGTAACCGTATGCACCTGTTGTTGCTTTAATCTTAAATAAGTTTTCTGAATAATCTCTCGGCGCACCTATCATTCTACCACCTAAAAATAAAGCCTCGAAATCATCGGGCAACTCGTTAAAGCATTTCTCTAATTCACTATCAAAGTTTTCACATAACTCGAAATCATCTTCAAGAATTAAAGTAAGCTCACTACGCGTATTTGAAAGAACGTTATAATGAGATTTGCAACAACCGATTTCTAAACTACTAAGACTACCCATGAACTTAGTAGCCTTCCCATCGGTTGCTGCAAACCTTTCTATTTTAATTTTGGTCTGCCTCTTTTCACTTTCACAACTCCTTCGTCTTTCTTCGCTTCGTTCGAGGTTAATATAGTAACCTCTAATTTTGGTAAACTTTCCTTTGCCGCTGGTATGCTTTTTTTTTCTACAATAGGCTCATTTATTCGCTTAACTAAATGTGAATATTTAGGTATGCTTTCAATCAAAGCCGCTTGCGAATCATTACAGTTAAATTTACTTACAATCGTTTTCCCGCTTGGATGTTTTAAGATTACAGATTCATTTTCGCCTCCAATCCATTTAAAGTTTTCCATTTGTTTGGTAGTTTTATTTATTAAAATCGTTTTCAAAAATCTTACTGCATCTTCTATGCAACCTCCGCAATCAGTCCTTAGTTGCTTATTAAAAACTTCCTTATAATAAAAAGAGAGAAGCGAAATCTCACCCCTCTCTCTTTGTTTTAAGTATGTTTCTAAGTTGCTAAGAAGTTCGGGTGAAACTTCATTTGCCATACTCTTATGTTAAAGCGTCTAAGTAAGCAATATCAGCCGCTAAATCAGCTCCAAACTTACATACCTTTGCAACACCATCTTGCTGACCGCTTAATGTTATAAGCATTGATGTATCATCATTCAAAGCTGTTCCTGTTCCGCCTGTTGCCGCACTTGGAAGTAAACCTGTATCAAATCCCCAACATTCAATTTGTCCCGCTTCGGTTTGAACAAAGAATAGTAATTCTTCGGGTGCTTGGTTTAACGCATCTACTGCATCTCTCGTATCTTGCCCGTAAAAGTAAACACGCAAAGATAAATCTTGCTTCATTGTGCTTGCATTCTCCCCAACCTCTAAAGTGTAAGCTCCGCTATTCTTTAGCTTTTTACCTGTGTAAGTTGTTAGCACATTGGCAGGTGAAGCCGTTGCGAGTGTAATAGTATCAACGTTGCCGTCAACGTCAACAGTTAAAGTAGCTTTATCAAAAGATACAGCCCAAACCTTTTTCTTTAGTCCCCCTTTTTTCTTTAGCGCGGGGCAAGGCGGGTCTAAACTTATAAGGTCATTTGCACATTCTGCCATTGTAATATTTATTTAAAAAGTTGGCGGGCTATTACACCCGCCTTAATTTATTTTAGAAACCAGAATACAAATTCAAATCACCTTGTCCATATTCGTATGCAATCAACGCAGTAGCAGGGATAAGAACTTCGTCTGTTGCAGGTAAATAAACAGGGTCTGCGCTTGTGTAGCCGCTACCGTCCATTAAAAAAATGTGATTTGAAGGAACGGTAAGAATAACACGGTAAGGGTCTTCTGGAAGTGCAGGTGAACCTGTTAAGAAATCTTCTTCAAGTCTTTCATCAACAATCCCCAATACTTGAATCTTAATACCCTTGAAAGTTGTTACTGTCATTCCATCGGTTACATATTGAGTTTGAACCGCGCCTGCTGTGTTCTGCGTAGTAACTTCAAGATAGTTCAAATACAAATCATAAACCGATTCGGTCCACAACCATACTTTTTCTTCTTTACGCATTCTTTTCAAATTGCGTGATTGTAGATTGTAAATTGAGTTCATTGTTGCGAAGAAGTTAGTTGTGTTTAGCGTAGTGCTTGTAAGCGATACGCCCGCATCAACAGTTCCGTCAACAGCCGCTGCACCAGTAGTCAACTTCTTATACATACCATTCATTAAAGAATAGTAATCATCTGGAGTTATCGCGGTATCTCCCAAAGTAATAAAAGAAAGCAAGTCGCGATTGAAAGCATATAGTTGTTGGTCTAACAAAAGTTTAATCAATTCGGGATATAACTCACCGCGCTTGTGACCGTCTGGCAATTTATCGCCAAACAATTTTTTAAGGAAAGGAGTGTAGCATTGCTTAACAGAAGCATCTACCTCAATAGGGGTAAGCGTCTTTTTTACAAAGCTAATCCCACTGCCCTTGTTATTCCAACCGCATGTTGATTTAATACCTGTAATCTTATCTAAAGAAGCAGGGTTATAATGAATTTCACGCGGCATATTTCCAAACTGGAAATTAAACGGGAGCGATTGAATTTGTGGGTCATCAAGAAAAGGCTTTACAAGCAATTCATAGTCTTGTGTTGCAATAGTGCCTACGGATGTAATTAAATTTGCCATTGTTTATTTGTTTTTAAGTTAGTGTTTAAATTATTTCTTGTTTTTTAATTCGATAACCGCATCACGCCAGTTCTTTTTAGGCTCGCCATTTGCGCCTTTATCGGTTGGTGCGGCATTGAATATTTCGCTACCGCCATTCACAATTTGATTTTTAAGAGCTACAAACGTTGCCTCGATTTCAGTTGCCTTAGCTTGTGCAGTTGTTACTTCCGCTTTCGCGTTAATTACTTCGGTATCTTTAGCCGCGATAGTTGCTTCAAGTGCTGCTATCTTTTCGTTCGCCAATTCCAAATCGGTTTTTTGTGCTGAAACTTCTTCTACCTTAGTAACTACACCGTCCGTAACCGTGTAAAGTTTACCGTCATAAGTGTGAACTCCATCGGGAGCAGGAACGCTCATTGATTCATCTGCGAATACTTTTGAACCCTCCATTAGTTCACCCTCGAAATAAATATCAACACCCTCCGTAGTTTTAACGGTCATGTTTAGGATTGGCTTTTTAGTAAAAGCCGCGAACAACTTTTCAAGTTTAGAAAAGCCTGTTTTAATTTCTTCTTTTAATTCTGTTGCCATGTTTGAGTTTTGAGTTTCTGATTTAATGAGTGCGATTACTTTATAGTTTCTAAGCGATTGAACCTCTGTTGTTATTATTCTATCAACTAAGTTTAGTTCGATTGCTTCTTGTGCGGTTAATTCCGTTTGAGCGTCCATCTTCGCCTTAATTAAAGCCGAATCTTTTTGAGTATGCTTAACGTAGAAGTCTAAAATTTTAGATTCGGTTAGCATTAAACGCTCGTATAAATCTTTGGCATCACGCGCCTCCATCGGGATAGGTGCGTTATTCTGCCAATAAGGGTTATGTATAAAGTCTTTAGAGTTTTGGTGGATAGTTCTTTCACCGCCGTTACAAGCTGACTGCTGAATGATTGTAGCGATACTGCCACACATTCCGAGAACTTCGGTATTTACCTTAATGCCTAAAGTTGTAAGGAAATCATAAATAGCGAAACCCTCATCTACATCACCGCCTCCGCTGTTAATCTTAACGGTAATTTCTTGTGGCGGCTTTTGCATACCAATTTCAGGTAGTGCCTCATATTGAGCGCGAACAGTTCCAACTGTTACGTCCTCACCTATTACGCCCTCGATGTAAATAATATTTTCCATTCAGCATAGCAAAAATGTAACATAGATTACTATATTCGCTTTTGCATACCCAAATTAGGTATAACAAAAAATACTACTATGAACCAACAGAAAGCAATAGAATTATTTGCCCGCTTCGTTTTATTCTGTATTTTTTATTTAGGAATTGGTTTAGCCGAATGGCATATATCAATTTCTGATTGGCACGTTTACTCTCGTTTACTTTTATTTTATTGCGGTTGGTTATCCTACACTATTAAATTTGAAATGCCCGTAAGTGAGTAGTTATACGCGAACCGTTAAGAGTGTTTTGTATGGTGATTTGCTACGCAAGTTTGATGACTATTGCGTAAATAATGAGTATAACGAAAGTGAGGGAGTGCGTGAATGTTTCCGCTTTTATTTGAACTATATTAAATCACCTTTACCTATTGTTGTTGGCTCAAAAAATACCATGCCCGACATAAATAATAGAAACTTTAAACGTCAATTACAATCAGTATTAAGCGGGAAACTTTTAATGCAGTTCAACTACATTTGCGAGAACTCATATATAAATGAAGCCGATTTGGTTAGAGAAGCAATAAGAATAAAAGTAACTCATGGTAAAAGAAATAACCCGTAGTGAGTTGCGAGCAATTCACAAACGAACAAACCCCGAAATAATGTTCGATTTGTTTGAATGGAATTACGGTTGGTTGGCAGTTGAGGCGGGATATACTTTGAATGTTTA